AGTCAACTACTTTCTGGTATAGAAGATACTATAAAAGATATACAAGTAGAATCAGATAAAATATATAATAAAATAGAATCAGTAAAAAAGGTAAATTAAATGGGATTTTTTGAGAAAATTGGTGGTGGAGTCACATATAATACTATACCATTAGACCGTGTAGCAACACCACGACAAATGAGTTCGTATATTAAACAGCTCATAAGATCCTCAAGTACTTTGTATCATGAATCTGAAGCATTAGTTGTATCAAGAGTTTATTTAAATGACCCTCTTAATTACGGTGCAATTAAAGGTAAATTTATAGTATCAGAAGATGAAGTAGATTTAGTGTTACCATTAATGCCTCATATCATAAATATACCTTTGGTAGGTGAACACGTAGTAGTTATAGAATATAATGGTCAACATTATTATACAAGTATTATAAATAGAAAAAATTCACCGAGTGAGAATGCTATTCCAATTGATTTACCAAAAAATACAAAATATGGTGATACATTTCAAAGGAATACAAAAATAAGTAGAGTTAATGTTAATGAGGGTGATATTGTTTATGAGGGTAGATTTGGAAATTCAATTAAACTTGGAAGTAATCCAAAAAATCAATCTCCAAATATTAGAATAAGAGCAGGACAAGATAAACAATTTGATGATGTTAATTTATTAGCAAAGGAAAACATTAACCAAGATGGAAGTTCTATATATTTATCTACAGATGAAACTATTAGTATTTATAATCCAAACTTTCCTACTAAAACAGTTAATGGTAATAGTATTGTAATAAATTCAGATAAGTTATTTTTTAATGGAAGAAAAGGTAATGTTGATATTAGAGCATCAAATAAAATGTACCTTGAAGCAGATGAAATTTTTATAAATGCTAAAAAAGCTGGAACTATAAAAATGGGAGACCCAAGAGCACCAATGATTCCAACAGTTAATGGTCAAAAATTATTAGAATTTCAGGCTGCCGTACTTGGTGTGTTGTCGGGTATACAAAAAATATTAACTAATGTTGGACTTCAACTTTGGCCACTCGTAGCAACAGATACCCTTAAATTACTTAAAAATGTTCATGTTGTAGCTGAAGGAGTAACTAAACAAACATTTTTACATAAAGAAGTGTTAATAGCAGATCCAGATTGGAAATTACCTGATGTTCCACCACTTCCACCATTACCAGATCCAGATGTTATGAAAGCGAAGATAGCACAAGGTATAAAAATACCAGAAACACCGTCATTAGATAGATTGAAAGAAAAAGTAGAGGAGTCATCATGACAAAAAAAGAGTTAATGAAAATAATACAAGAAGTAGTTCGTAGAGAAGTTAAAAAACAAGTAAATGAGATATTTATTAAAGAAGAAAACTCAACTTTACTTGCTGAATTAGTTTCAAAACCATTAACCGAGAAAGAGTTTAAAGACCCTATTAGGAAGAAACAAGTTAAATCTAAAAAAGAAGTTCACTATACATCAAATGAAACTCTTAACAAAATATTAAATGAAACTGTTGGACTTTCAAAAAAAGGTAAACAATTTGAAGAATATCCAACATTAGGTGGTAAAACATTTGATTCAAGTCGTATGACTGAACTTCTTGGATATGAAAAATCAGATGAGGTTAAAAGAGATATGGTAGCAATAGATACAATGCAAAAGGCCGGAGTTACATCAGATCAAGTTCCAGAATATGTAACAGATGCATTAACAAGAGATTATTCTGGTATAGTGAAAGCTATGAGTAATAAAGGATAATAAATGTCTGCAATTGAAATAGATTTAAACCCCGATAAATATGTTGGTTTCTCACTTCCGTTCAAAAGTGATAAACTTAATGATTTTAAATTAACGAAAAATTCTTTAGAACAAGCACAATATAACTTAAAAAATTTGTTATTGACTTATGTAGGTGAAAGACCTATGCAACCAGAATTTGGAAGTAAATTACGTGAAATATGTTTTGAACAAATGGATGAAGATTTACCCGGAAAAGTTGAAGAAGAAATTAGGAGAGCAGTTGCACAATGGTTAGGTTATATAAAGATTAGTGAAGTGAATACTTTAACTGAAGAAGCTGATTTAAATAATATTCATGTACAGATAAAATATTCTACAGTATTAAATCCAGATACGATGAAAGAAATAACAATAGACGCCACAGGAGCATATTAATGGGACGTTCAAGTACAAAAAAGAATGTAGTTAGACAAGTAAATTATCTTAATAAAGATTTTAGTGATTTTAGAGATAGCTTGATTGAATACGCTAAAGTATATTTTCCCAATACATACAACGACTTTAATGAAGCTTCACCAGGAATGATGTTTATTGAGATGGCTGCATACGTTGGTGATGTTCTTTCTTATTATATTGATTCACAGTTTAGAGAATCACTTCTTGCATATGCAGAAGAAAAAAGAAATGTTTATAATATTGCTCAATCATTTGGATATAAACCAAAAGTTACATCAGCCGCAACAGTAATTTTAGATGCATTCCAAGTTGTACCTGCTTTAAATGCAAAACCTGATAATAGATATGCATTAACAGTTAAGGCTGGATCCCTAATACAAGCATCGAGTACAGGTACAACATTCAGAACTATAGATGATGTAAATTTTAAATTTTCAAGTTCTTTTGATCAAAAAGAAGTAACAATTTTTGAAAGTGATGGTGGTGTTGCAACAAAATTTTTACTAAAAAAGAAAGTAAGAGCAGAAAGTGGTACTGTAACTACAGAAACTTTTACATTTGGTTCTGCTGAAAAATATACTCAAATAAAATTGGGTAGTTTTGATATTATTGAAATTATTTCTGTAACTGATAGTGATAATAATACTTGGTATGAAGTTGATTCTCTTGCAAGAGATACAATTTTTGATGATATGGAAAATAATTATATTAATGATCCGACTTCTGTAGTTAGTAGGGATGTTGCTCCATATATTTTAAAATTAAAGAAAACAACTCGCAGATTTACTACTTATATTAATCAAAATGATGAAACAATATTGAGATTTGGAGCTGGAATATCAGATAATGCAGATGAAGAAATAATTCCAAATCCAGATAATGTTGGTTCAAGTTTACCTGGGAGCCCTTCTAAATTAGGGGCTGCGTTTGATCCAAGTAATTTTTTAAAAACAAAAACATATGGACTGGCACCGTCTAATACAACTTTGACAATCAAGTATTCTCACGGTGGTGGTATTCAAGATAATGTATCTTCAGGTGATATCAATCAAATAACAAGTGTTACGTATGAAATAAATGAAGCTCAATTATTACCCAGTTCAGTAACAGAAGCAAAAAATTCAGTATCATTTAGTAATATACTTCCAGCAACAGGAGGATCATCTGGAGAAACTATTAGAGAAGTACGTGAAAATGCTTTAGGATATTTTCAGGCACAAAGTAGAGCTGTAACAAAAGAAGATTATATAGTTAGAGCATTAGCTTTACCCCAAAAATATGGTAATATAGCAAAAGTTCATATAGTTCAAGACGACCAATTAAATAGATCGGCAGGTATTGATGAGTTAGAAAGAAGAGTAACACAGGCAGATGTTGATAATATGAGAACAATAAGATCATTACAAGTAAGAATACCAAATCCACTTGCTATGAATATGTATACACTTGGTTATGATTCAGCCAGAACTTTAACACCATTAAGTCAAGTAGTTAAAGAAAATTTAAGAACTTATATATCACAATTTAGATTAGTAACAGATGCAATAAATATTAAAGATGCATATATTATTAATATCGCTGTAAGTTTTGCAATAATAACAAAAGTTGGATTTAATAAAAATGATGTTCTTCTTAGGTGTGTTGCTACGGTTAAAGATTTTTTTACTATTGATAGATGGCAAATAGGTCAACCAATTGTTTTATCAGATATAGCATATGAATTATCTTTAGTTGATGGAGTGGCTAGTGTTGTTGAACCGGTAGAAAATAATCCACATGGATTACCAATTGGGATTGAGAATAGATATAAGAATACTGAAGGTTACTCAGGTAATTTTTACGATATAGCAAGTGGAATAATAGACGGTGTGTTATATCCAGCATTAGATCCAAGTATTTTTGAAGTTAAGTATCTAAATAGTGATATTAAAGGTAAAGTTGTTGGTGATAACGCAAACGCAGGAGATTAAATAAATGCATTATTTTACATTCGCAGACAAAGATACGACTCTTTATGAAACAAGTAGTAGTTTGAATGCTGGATTAGATGAAATATTAGAAATTGATAAAAATGTTAGTGATGCAGGTGATGTTATAACTGTTTCTCGTATATTAATAAAATTTCCATTAGATACAATTTCTAAACATAAAACTGCTGGTCAGATAAAATCTAATGCTAAGTATTATTTAAATTTATTTGATGCAAAACCAACTGCGTTAGCTACTTCTCAAAGTTTATATGCATATCCTATTAGTCAAAGTTGGACTATGGGTGATGGTCGTTCTTATGATGACCCAATCACTACTGAAGGAAGTAGTTGGATTTATAGACATGGTAAGAATGATGGCCTATTATGGTCTGAAGTAAGTTCTTCTGGAGGTGCATGGTATTCGAGTACTGATGGTGCTTACGA